GGAGGCTGTGATGACTAAAGAAGAATTAAATAATTTAATAGTCCTAAATAAAAATTATAAAACAGGTGAGCCATTATTTTTTGTATCATATTCAAACTTATTTAAAATTACTTATGATGAAACTGATTCAATAAAGAAGGAGGATAGCGATGAATAAACGTGAATCTATGGATTTTTTGCGGGAAACTAGTGTAAATTGTATCGAGGTCTTACATTTTATAGAAACAGTTTGCCAAAATAACAATCAACCATTAAAGAATTTAGGTATATTGCACGATGTAGAACATGAATTGATTGACTATAAAGCTAAGTGTAATGAATACCTAGATAAATGGCAAACGCTAGAATTTCGGTGCAGAATATTAATTGCTTATTTACGAAAATATTGTAAAGTTGTTAAATTAGATGATGAACTTGTTCGTACTTGTGAGAAAATATTGGCTGGAAAGATTGTATATTAAGGAGGAACAAAATGACTTTATTAATGGGTGTAGATGTTAGCAAATATCAAGGCGTTGTCGATTGGTCTAGGCTTAAAGAGTATGGGTACACATTTGCAATCATACGCGCAGGCTATGGGATGTATGAAAAACAGGAAGATCCTTATTTCATAAGAAATATAACTGAAGCTATTGACAAGGGCTTTGATATTGGTGTTTATTGGTTTAGTTATGCTTCGAACGAAGTAGACGCAGAGGCTGAAGCTAGTTTATGTTATCAAACCATTAAGCCTTATTTATCAAATATTAATATAGGTGTATTTTTTGATTATGAATATGATTCGGTAAATTATTATTACGAAAGATACCAGAAGAGGCCAACACAAGCATTGACTAAAAGCATGTTCTTAAGTTTTCATCATTACTTACAGCGTTATAATATAAAAACCGGAATTTACACTAATCATGATTTCATTACATCATATTTTAAAGGTCTTGACTATGATAGCAAAGAATTTTTATTATGGTTTTCCGACCCTTCCAATAACTATAGAGATAACTATTCATGGGACATTTGCCAGACGGGAATTTTAGAAATTGACGGGGTTAATTTTGACATTAATATTATGCCAGAGCATATAACGGAAAAGCCAGCTGAAGATGGTTTTATAGTTTATACTATTAAATCAGGAGATACACTTTCTGGGATAGCGTCTAAATATGGTGCGACTTTATCGCAATTATTAGCTTGGAATCCTGAATATAAAACAAATCCAAATATTATATATACAGGACAAACCGTAAAAATAAAGATTCTGACAGCTTCAGGTTATGCAGAAGGTGACATAGTAAAAATAAAAAAAAGCGCTCAATATTATGCTGGCGTGAGTGTTTTAATTCCAGAATATTATAAAGGGGTTAACTTCACCGTTATGCAAGTGAAATCAGACCGTATACTTTTAAAGGAAATATATTCATGGGTTGCCATTAATGACGTGGAAAAAGCCGAGTAATCGGCTTTTTTTACTAAAGAAAGGAATTGATAGAATGGAAAAAGCGAAAACGATTTCAATTACTGTTTCACGTGAAACGCTCGATATTTTAGATAGAATTGTTTTATTGACCGATAAGACGCGCAGCGCGGTTATTCGGGATATTGTGAAAGAATCATGGATTGATTATTGTAGAAAGCAAGGTGGCTTATTTGAGTAATAACAATTTAAAGCTAGGAGATTATAACGTTTATAATCCATATAGCTTAGTTAGGAAATTCAGTGAAAAGGAACTAAGGGCGGAGTATACCAGGCTGAGAAGTATAGCGATGAAAAGGCTTGACAGATTATCAAAAACAGAATTTAATCAAAGTGCTACATTTAAGGCTAATTCTCAAGGTTTTCCGACAGCTAGAAGTTTGAAGGATGTAAAAGGGGTGGCTTATGAATTAACAGCAGTGAGCAAATTTGTTGCTAGTAGTTACTCGACCGTAAAAGGCCAGAAAAAAGCAAAAGCTGAGATGTTAAAATCCTTGCAAAAGAATTACCCAAATATAACAGATGAAAACTATTGGAATTTTATAGCATTTATGAATTATGCACGTGAAAAATACGGTGGAAAAATTTACGATAGTGAACAAATAGCCGAACTATTTAACGTGGCGCAAGAAAAGCAAATTCCGCAGCACATATTATTGCGAAGAATTAACGTATTTAGAAAACATATACCCCAAATTCGAGAGTTACCGGATTTTGATAGAAAAGCGGTAGGAATGAGCCGTTCTAAATTCTACGAGAAACTAAAATTCTAGGTGATTATTATGCTATTAACCAATCAATATACAACAGATTTAAAGCAAATTAAACGGCAAAAGCGCCCGGTTGGGAATAATGCTTATAAGGGTGAGCCGTTTTATTATAAAGACATTGTGTGCGCTTTTGATATAGAGACTAGCAAGATTAAATACAAGGAAGAATACGACAAAATAAAAAAGGAGATTGTTCCACGGTATCAAGCTTTTATGTACGTGTGGCAATTTCAATTAGGGCTCGAATATACGATTATAGGGAGAACATGGGAAGAGTTTTTAAAATTATGTCACCAAATTTGCAACCAGCTAAGAGACAATGAACGGCTGGTGATATATGTGCATAATTTATCTTATGAGTTCACGTTTTTATCTGGAATATATCATTTCAAACCCGAGGAAGTTTTTGCAGTAGATAAACGCGCTATTTTAAAGTGCATAATGTTTAATAAGCTAGAGTTTAGGTGTTCTTACAGGCTTTCTAATATGTCATTATTGGAATTTACAAAGGCTGAGAATGTAGAGCACCGCAAATATAGCGAAAAATACGATTTCGATTATAATACTATTCGTTATCCATGGACGCCATTAGATTCCGATGAATTATTATATTGTCAAAATGACGTTCTGGGATTGGTTGAAGCTGTGCACAGTCGGTTAAAAAATTACAACGATACTTTATATACTATACCACTTACTAGCACCGGGTATGTTAGAAGAGAAGCAAAAAAAGCCATGCGCGGGGTTAATCGCGTATGGCTTAGGGAAATTATGCCAGGGTATGAGGTTTACAAAGCATTGCGGGAAGCATTCAGGGGAGGCAATACCCATGCAAACCGTTATTATGTGGGAAATATTGTTGAAAATGTTAAAACTATGGACCTAGAAAGTGCATATCCAGCGGCACAAGCGTGCTTTAAATTTCCAATGACACCATTCAAACCAATAGAGGAAAAATTTATAACCTATGATAGATTAACCGATTTATTAAATAAAGGAAAAGCGCTGCTTATGCGAGTTGCTTTTTATGATTTTAAATTAAAATATAAATATTGGGGCTTTCCTTATTTAGCAAAGGCGAAATGCAGGGAATGCGTGGGGACTATAGAAGATAATGGCAGATTATTACAGGGTCAATATATTGAGACAACCATAACAGATATTGACTTGAAAATTATTATTGATGAATACGATATTAAAGATATTTTATTTATAGATTGTTATTATTCCAATTATGATTATTTACCGGCTTGTTATCTTGAATTACTTAAAAATTGGTATACAAAGAAAACAGAGTTAAAGGGTGATGATAATCATGAATATGAATATAGCAGATTAAAAGCGCTATTAAATTCTATATATGGCATGACTGCACAGGATCCAGTAAAGGAAAGTAATTTGTATATTGATGTAGAAGCCTTTGACAGTATAGAAGCGGTTCAAGAATATATAGGGAATAATATTGACGATTTAGATTTATTTGTTATTGATACCCGGAAAAGCGCTGAAGAATTACTAGAAGAACATAATAAAAGGGCGTTTTTGCCTTATCAATGGGGAGTATGGACTACATGCTATTGTAGGTTAATGCTTGAAAAGGGTTTAAAGCTAGCGGGAGATAATGCTATTTATTGTGATACTGATTCGGTTAAGTATTTGGGCTCTGTAGATTTTACAGAGTATAACCATAGACAGAAAGCAATAGCAAAGGAAAAAGGATTTTCTGCAATAGATAACGCGGGGAATCGTCATTATATAGGCATGTTTACACCTGATAAGGATTACACTAGGTTTATAACCTGGGGCGCTAAAAAATACGCCTTTACCTATATTAAAGACGGAAAAGAAAAAACAAGTGTGACAATTTCGGGCGTTAATAAAAAGCTAGGAGGTGAAGAGCTAGAAGAGCATGGAGGTTTAAACGCGCTTTTAAATAGTGGGGAAGGCCCTTCCTTTACCTTTGTAAAGGCGGGAGGTACTGAAAGCGTATATAATGACTTTCCAGAGATAAAGGAACTAGAAGCAGAGGGGAAGATATTACCTATAACGCGAAATGTAGTGATTAAAGATTCAACCTATCAGCTTGGAATAATTCCCGAATATAATAGACTATTACAAGATTGTCATTTATTGCTTAAATGTCTTGACATGGATTGAAATATAATATAATATATATTTAATACTTAAATTATAAGGAGTGTGCGCAATGCTAAACAATGTTACTTTTGTTGGTCGTCTTACAGCAGATCCGGAGCTTCGCAATACGCAAGGAGGGAAAACAGTAGTTTCCTGCAATATTGCAGTACAGAACAGCAAAGAGGAAACGGTATTTATTTCAACTGTTTTCTGGAATAAGCTAGCCGAAACACTGTCTAAGTATTGCAAAAAAGGCAGCTTGATTTCCGTTCAAGGCTTTCTTAAAAATGATAAATATAAAGATGTGCAAATTTTGCGCGTGGTAGCGGTTCAATTCCACATGTTGGATCCTAAAAAAGATAACAAGGAAGACCTACTTTTCTAAAATTTTCAGAGCGAAAAAAACAGCCGTCCGGCTGTTTTTTTGCATTACAGGAGTGTTAAGAATGAAAACAGAATGGTTATATACACCGGACGAATGGCTGAATGTTCCAGAAATTGTAAAGCGCTGTGAAGCGCAGGGCATTACCTTTATTTATATAGTTGGAGGCCGTGGAACAGGTAAGACGTATGGAGTTTTTGATTATGTTCTAACCAATAATATAGGATTTACATATTTAAGGCGTACACAATTAGCCTTTGATACTATATTAACTGACGAATTAAATCCATTTAATCAATACAATGCGGACCACAACATAAATATAATAATGAAAAAAAATACCAAGGTGTCGGCGGGTATTTTTTATGGTATTGAGCAAGACGAGATAATAAAACCAAGTGGCAAGGCTATTGGAGTAGCTGGGGCCTTAACAACCTTTTCTAAATTGCGCGGCCTTAGCGGTGAATGGATGAAACTATTCTTTTATGATGAATTTATACCAGAACGACACGAGAAAAAAATAAAAGGTGAAGCTGCTGCTTTTTTTAATGCTTATGAAACAATAAACCGTAACCGTGAGTTTAAAGGTCAAAAGCCTTTACTAGCAATAGCAGCGAGCAATAGCGAAGATATAGGCTGTAGCTTATTTTTAGAGCTAGGCTTGATTAAACATTTTATGAATATGGAGAAAAAAGGCATTGAGGTTAAATTTATGCCAGAACGTAAAATCTGTTTAATTGATTTGCGTTATTCTGAAATCAGCCGTAAGAAAAAAGAACAGGCCTTATATATTCAAACCAAGGGAACCCGCTTTTATGACATGTCTATAGGGAATAAATTTGATTATAATACAGGGAGTAAAATTGAATCACATTCTCTAAAGGGCTATAACGCTATAGCGGCGATTGGAGAAATTACTATTTATGCAAATAGAAAGGGCGACTATTATATATCACATCATAAGTCAGGAAATCCTGAAACGTTCACAACTGACGACATAGGCATAGCAAGATTTAAAAGCCACTATATACATTTATGGATGGATTACATGGATAATCTGATAACCTTTGAAGATGAAGCCTGTGAAATCGCATTTCAAAAATATTTTGATTGACAAAAAGTTATATTAGAAGTAATATATACTTATGGTATTCCTAACAAACCGGCCAATGTGCAGGCCTCGGAAGGGCGCGCCGGTACAGTTCACCGCACACTAGGAACTTGATTGTTTAGGGCCATAACAAAGAAAGGGGGTGAAGTGATGACTTGTGCAAGCTTCATTCCTTTTCTTGTTATTATAGTATTTATTATCTTAGATATTATAACCGGATTAGTAAAAGCCTTTTATAACAACTCGTATTCATCAAGTGAAATGCGCAAGGGAGGCCTTCGGAAAATTGGGATTTTCCTAGCCGTTGTATTGTGTTATATTGTTGAAGTGTGCTTACCTTATTTAAATGTTACAATTAATATTCCAATAACCGTTATAGCGGCGGTGTACCTTGTATTTATGGAAATAACTAGCATTATTGAAAATCTCAGCGCATTAAATCCTAATATTAAGGATTTTCTGGAAAGCATTATAAACAAAATAAAGGGAGGTTCTAAAGATGAAAGTAAATGATATTGTTGAGCTATGCAAAGCGGGCTTCAAAGCTGACCAGATTTTACAGCTTGTTGCCGCAGAGCATAACGAAGGGCAGAGCGCGCCTGCTGCGCCTGCTGCGCCTGCTGCGCCTGCTGCGCCTGCTGCGCCTGCTGCGCCTGCTGTCGATAACTCAGCTATTGAATCAAAGGCGCTTGACCAAATTAACGCAACGCTAAAATCCTTGACTAGCGCAATTCATGCAAATAATATTCAAACCGTTGGCGGAGATTATCCAAAAGAACAAAGCGTTGATGATATTATAACCGCCGCAATTATTAACCCACCTAGTAAAGCGTAATAGCTTTACAATTAACGAATATATGAGGAGTGATAACGAATGAGTGTTAACCAGCTAACAGTAAACCAGGCAGCAACTGTTTTTAATGAAATTGTACATCAGGCAACAGGTCAAACGAATTTGAAGGTAACTGATACGTCGTCATTTGTTTCAGCGGCAACAACGGTTTCGCTCGCCGGCTATGATAAGTTATTGACCGCGATGTCTCAGGTTTTAGCGAGAACTATTTTCAGCGTAAGACCATATAATGCTAAATTTGCAGGGCTTAGAGCGAGCCCGCAACGGTTCGGAAATCATACGCGTAAAGTAAATTACCTTGATGATGATTTTGAGGATTCGCCCGCATTTGAATTACAGCAGGGACAATCTATTGACATGTACACCGTCAATAAGCCTCGCGTTGTTCAAACAAATTTCTATGGTTTTAACACCTACGCCAAGCATAAAACCTTTTATGATAACCAACTCGATATGTCCCTTCGGACGCTAGACGAATGGGCCGAGTTTTTCAATGGTGTTATGGTTAACATTAACAGCCAGATTGAACAGGTGCATGAGAACGTAGCAAGGGCTACTGTTGCGAACTTTATCGGTGGCGTTAATGTTGCTAATCCTACATGTGTTGTTCATCTGCTCACAGAATATAATACGTTAACCGATCAAACATTAACAGTGAATGATATTTATAAATCTGACAACTTTATAGCGTTTGTGCGCTGGCTATATGCTAGGATTGAGGTTTTAAGCGAACGTCTAACGGAACGCACTCAGCTGTGGCATGTTAATATTAAAGAGAACGAAGTAAAGCGGCATACCCCTAAAAATAAACAAAAGGTTTACTTGTTCAACGATTTCATGAGCCAGGCGCGCACGATGGTACTATCTGATTTGTTCCAGCGCGATAGCATGAAAATGGTTGACTATGAAGGGGTTAACTTCTGGCAATCCATTGATTCGCCGGACCGCATAGACGTGACACCTGTATATACAAATGCGGAAGATGGCACGCTAGTAACTGGTGTAGAACAAAAAATTAATAAAGTCCTAGGCGTTATTTTCGACGAGGAAGCAATTGGATTTATGCCTAAAAATCAAGCTATGGGCGCAACGCCGCATAACGTCGCAGGCCGTTATACTAATCTATGGTGGCATTGGGACGAATGCTATTATAATGATTTTACGGAAAATGGTATCGTTCTTCTACTGGACTAATAAAAAAAAGCCCCGTTAATTCGGGGCTTTTTTAGGAGGTGTAAGCGTTGGAATGTTATCTTTATACATTTTCTAAAAAACAGAATAGCACAAAAATACCAACTAATGGCACATTATTTGATATTAATTTCCTAAGTCCCACGGATATGCTAAACCCTAACATTGAGTTAATTCTTGATTCAGAACCATATGCTTATAATTACGCATATATTTGGCGTACTCATCGCTATTATTTTGTTTCTAACTGGACATGGGACGCTGGGCGCTGGATTGCTTCGCTGTCTGTTGACGCTTTGGCAAGCTGGAGGACTGAAATAGGAAAACAAAATATTTATGTTTTGCGTGCATATAGTGGAGCTAACCACTATATAAAAGATCCTTATTATCCGATTACTAATAACATTACTGTTGATAATCAAGCTACTGATGATCTGTGGACATTATCACAAATAGGCGTTCCATTAAATAATGGTACTTTTGTTATAGGATTGGTTTCTGATAGTGGAATCCCTACATATTATATGGCTGATTATTCAAGGTTAACTAGGTTTATAGACTTTATTTACTCTGATGAATTTTTAAGAACCGTATCATCTGGCTGGTCACAATTTGACGAAAGTTGGAAAACTCGTTTTAATCCTATTGATTATATCACATCCATTATATGGTTGCCATTAACTCAATCAATAATTATGGATACACCAGCAAGAATAGGGTACTGGGACGCGGTAGCATTAGGTGCTATGGTTGGTACTGAGTTCATGCGTACAGTAACGTTTTCATTACCAGACCATCCGCAATCTACACCACGAGCATATTTAAATTATGAACCCTATAGCAACTATTCTATATATGTCCCAAGGGTTGGCATAATTCAATTACCATCTGATTTAGCGCGACAAGGTAATAACACTTTAACTGTGCGTATTGATGGGGTTACAGGCAGGGGTGTTATTACAATAACATCTAATGCTGGGACTTATTATAAAGAATCTTGTACTATTGGAGTACCTATACCATTGTCAGGAGTTAGACAAGCCGGCCTAGATTCAATACTTTTAACAACCTCATTACTGCCGATGGTTACTAATTTAGCAACGGGCAATATTGCAGGTGCTGGACTATCCGCAGTATCAGCTTCATATAATATAAGTCAGCGAATAACGCCGCAATCCTCAAGTATTGGAGGTTCTGGAGTTATTGATGAAGGAAATGCTTGCATAGTAAATTCTGTTTTTAGACATATAACATCAACATCAATTCCAGATTTAGGCTCTCCAGTCTATGCAGCTAGAACCATTAATAGTATGAGTGGTTTTATTATGGGTTATCATGCTGATATTGAAATCCCATGCACTGATATTGAACTGGAATCTATTAGAAATTATATAGAAGGTGGTTTTTTCTATGAATGATATATATAGGCAAGGTGCACCTTATGATTATAATCATATCAACATTTATAACAGTGAGATTTCACCCTCTACAGTGCATAGCCAAAACGCAGCTTTAACGGGCTATTTTAGGCGTTATTTACTACAAAAGGCTATGAGTACCTTTAAATGGAAATTTCCCGAATTTTGGGCCGAAAATTACCTTTTATACTGCCTGTATTGTTGGGGCAGCTTTACTATTTTCAATACTGATAAATTCGGAGTTATTGCGAACGGGTGCACACTGGGCGGCTATAATGTATTTTATCAACCCTTGTTTTGCGTGGTGGCTAATCCGCTTTTAAAAGGCTCCAGGAAGCTGATTATTGATAAGCAATGTACTTTAATTTATATGCAGCCTGATTATGGCGGTATTATGGATTTAGTCAATTATTATGCTGAATTGATGGCAATTACCAGTGAAGCGCTATCGTTAAATATGTTCAATAGTAAACTAACCTACGCATTCGCTGCTAGAAATAAGAGTACCGCAGAAAGCTTCAAAAAAATGCTCGATATGGTTAACCGTGGCGATAGCGCCGTATTTTATGATAATAAGCTAGTCAATAATCAAGGGGATCCTTTGTTTCAGTATTTTCAATCAGACCTAAATAAAAATTATATCGCAAGTGATATTCTGGTAGACCTTCAGAAAATAGAGAATCAATTTGCGCAAGACATAGGTTTGCCAAATGCCAACACCGAAAAGAAGGAAAGGCAAATTGTTGACGAGGTTAATGCGAATAATGTGGAAACATTTACACGCTGCGATATGTGGCTAAAAACATTAAAAAAACAATGCGAGAAAGCTAACAATATGTTTCAAGCTGATTTGATTTCTGTTGATTGGCGTGTAAATCCTTTAGAAAATGGGGGAGGTGTTATGAGTGAAAGCCTGGCTGTCAATTCTAGGCCTGTATAATTATGATAATTCAATTTTTAATTTGTTTGTTGTTCCTGATGGGATGGATAAAGAGCTAATTATTAATAATATTCTATTAGAATGTGCTGAAATGGAAATTATATACCCGGAGCCTGATATAATGAAAAATGCTATCGGGCTATGGTCAAATAAACAGCTAGAAAGCTGGGAGCGTATGTATAAAGCCATGCAACTAGAATATGACCCTATTTATAATTATGATAGATTTGAGGAATGGCTTGATAGCAATACAGCAACAACACATTCAAATACCAATTCTAATTTAAATAGAAAAGGTAGTACTAAACATCAAGTTAATGCATTTAACCGTGGAATTACTGACAGCAATATTGATAGTATTGATAATACTGATACTGATAATACAAACACTAATTCTAATAACTCAGCAATTGGAGCACATTCCGGGCACCTATATGGCAATATCGGGGTGACCACAAGTCAGGATATGCTGCTTAGTGAGGTCAACGTCTCTAAATTCATAGTACAGGATTATATAATTGAACAGTTTAAAGAAAGATTTTGTCTTTTAGTTTATTAGTGAAAGGATGATTATAATGGCATTTGAACAATTTCCTTATAGTAATTTTCATGACCTTAACCTTGATTGGGTGCTTCAAAAGGTTAAAGAAGCTATGCGGGGGTATGCCGAACTGTCAACGAAAGTAGATGGCTTTGAAGTTACTTTACAAGGTGCTCTTGATTATATCAATAATTATTTTAAAAATCTGGACGTACAGGATGAAATAGACAAGAAGCTGCAAGAAATGGCAGACAGCGGAGAGCTTGCGGATATTGTGGCACAGTTTATCAAAGCGCCGTTTACATATTTGAATTTTTCAGCAGCTGTAGCCGATAAACTGCCTGCTAATTCGTTTTTTATAATTAGACGCTATGCAAATAATACTTATTCATCTAGCGGTTCAATTTTCTATGTTGGCACGTCTTCTAGTACAACGACAATTCCTTATAACAATTTATTCGCTGAATGTATCTCTCCAATACTTACCCCCGAAACGTTAGGGGCTACACCTGACGGAAGCACTCCCGCGGATAATATTATAAAATCATGTATTGAATATTCTTTAAAGAACTATACTATTATAGTCGATGGCACTTACAATTTGTCTACTTCCTATATTGTCAACGATAATTTTATAATCAAAAACCCTACATACACCAATAATAAACATAGATTAATTCAATATAAAAAACTTAATATATCATTTTCAGGCTCTCAAACTATGCTTAGAGGCGACCAATATAATTCTGAAATTAAATCAGATGGTTCATTTCAAGGAGCTTGCTATAATTCAAAAACTGACAGGATTGTTATGGCTCAAACTTATAACGATAATTCCGCTACATTGTTTGAGTGGGCACCTGATATGTCCAGAGTACTTGCCGCTCATCCAAATTTAAAATTGTATCACGCTAATGATCTTTGCTACGACCCTGTAGGTGATTGTTACTTTGTCGCTCCGCTGAAGGAAGCTGCTGGATATTCCACTATTTTAAAGGTCAATAGTACTTTTTCAACTGTTACGCCTGTAGTAATATATCAAATTTCCGACACTGTTAATCAAACAGTATCAAATATTTCATACGATTCTATTAATGACCTGTTTTATATTCGGTGCGGTTGGGATTTATTGATATTAGATCGTCAATGGAATACAGTATATAGGAATCGACATATAAATATTTATAATGACGGTTCAACTCCTACGTTTTTAAATCCGCTTAATTCAAAAAATGCTATGCAAGGCAGCGAATGCATTAACGGTACTTATATCCAATCTGCTTATTGTAAATCTGGAAATAGTAATCCTAGATGGCAAGATTTACTTGCTTCTATTAACCCTATTACTGGAAACATTATGGACACGTGGCAATTTAACGAATCTAATCATATGGAAGCCGAAAGTCTGGTTTTCACAGGTTCCTATTTTTATGTTTTTGCACACTATGCACAATATATAGGATTCCAGCGCCTACAGATTACAGATAATTCGGATTTGAGACCTACACCTATTACTGACATTCAAAATATCTATGTAAATGAAAATGCAGGCTCAAACGCTGGGGATGGCCTCTCATCCAGCACACCTATGCTCTCATTGCAAGACGCTATTAACACATATGGGAATCAACCTTGTAATATTTATTTAATGTCCAATATTTCGCAAAATATCACTATTAATTATATTACATCATCATTATTCATTCAGAGTCAAACATCAAGCACTTTATTTACTATATCGGGCACTGTTAGCATTAATAATTCATATGGAATATATTTTGCTAATTGTATTATTACGGCCTCTGTTACTGCCTCTCGTTCTATTGTAAATTATGGCAGCGGTGTTACATTCTCGGGAGTTTCTGGTACTGCTTCTAATAATACCGACGGCTCGCTTGTATATTTTAATTCAACCGCCTTTAATAATTGTAAAGCTGCGATAAGAGCATCAACCTCTGCGTTGTGCAGGTGTTGGTCTTGTCAAGGAACCGGAAACACTACAGGATATTATGCGCAATATGGAGGCATTATTTTTAGTTCGAATAACTCAATGAGCGCCACGACATTATTTAATCACACTAACGGCTCAACAATTATAGCTAATAATGCATTTGTGTAATAATTTTCAATAAAAAGGTTCAGGTATTACCTGAACCTTTTTTCTCTTTGTAAATATCAGTTAAACGCTTATTAAGAAAATTATAAATGCATGTTGAACAAGGCATATTCTTTAGACATTTATAACGGTATGTATTGTTATGGCAGAAATCACACTTTGCTAAAATGTGACTAATTGACTTAACAACATCCTTTTCCTCCATTGCTCTTACTCGTTCCGAAAGTACACGCATAGTGCTTGAATTCCTTACAAGGTCTTCATTAAAGGACTTTTCTAATCTCATAACTTCCCTTCGTAACATTAATTCTATTTGTTCAATTGTCTTCTTGTTCATTATTCAAATCCTCCACTAAATCAGCCATAAAAATATTAATCCCTATCTCTTGGCTTTTATCAAAATTAAGCCTAATATACACAGCACCATCAGAAACCACATAGGAAGTATAACCGCTTTCAAACTCAATAGGTGCCATAGCAAACGGTATTAATGCGCTTTGTGATGAAATTTCTATAAGTTTAAAAAATCTGTAATTTGATTCCATTATTTACATTCCTCCAGTTCCTTAAATAATTTACTTTCATATGGCAACCCTTTCTAAATGTTTGAT